CTGTTCAACATTACTCATATCGAATGCCGCACATGGTATTATGTGGTCGATATGAGCATTCGTGTAATCCTTTTCAGGGAGTTTGGTACTTTCTAAATGTTTTCTCAACGTCTCACTGTCACATCCTAAGAGTTGTTTACTTTTGCATTCTCTGCCACGACCATTAAACGCGTGCCACATACGTTTTCTGCAAAGTTCTAGATAGTACGCGGCAGTTTTTTCTTCTCTATTCTTTCTACGTCTAATAGGTCTACATTTTCTATTTGAATCTGAACATTGTTTTAAAACTTTAGTGCGATGTTCTTCGTCAGTCTTATATCGTTCGCGTCTTTTTTCATTTATAGAAATTGCATTTTCACGCCAGTGGTTCCGTACACGCGCTTTTATACGTTCATTATTTTTTTCATAATATGACCTATGACGTGATGAAATAGTGTCAGCGTTTCGCGAAGAATAGTTTTTCATGTATTCCGCTCGACACGATTTGCATTGATTTAGATGTCCATCACACATGTCTTTATGTTTGCCAAATTCACCGAGTTCTTTGTTCACGTTGCACGTCGTACACGTCTTCATTAAATATTAACATAGTTATGTATCTTAATATTTAAGTTATTAATTATTATTGTAGCCACGCATCTCTTACTTAGTTGGAGAAAGCACGGTTAATCCCAAAGGTTTCCCAGTGGGCCAGATCGTACCTTAAGCATCATCGGGATGACTAATCCTTCATTTGACACCGACACCTTAGCGATCGTTGAAACGGAACCATGTTCATTGTCATAGCGAATTTAGGTTCTCGCCTGCGGATTATCCAATCTCTAACGTTTTTACCATTGGGTTCGGTCATTAACCGAGTTCCCCTCACGAGTTTCCAAGTGAGGGTGGTAGTTAGAGCTCTAAGGAACTTCCCGCAACCAGGTTGTCTCGCCTGCACATTACAGACTAGCAGGACAAACGCTTTTAACGCCTGCTTTTTGGCCCTGTTCTCATCTCTTCTTAGNNAGCNGAAGNNNAGGCCGCCCATACCAGATTGCACGCGGAGAACGTTGTAGTTCGTCGCGAAAAGGTGCATCGACGTGGACGAGGACGCAGAGCTCTTGAGCTTGACAGACACTTGCGCGTTATCAATGCGCGAGAAGTTGCACGTACCGGACGGTTGGTGTTCTTCCGGACGGAGCGCGAACGAGTACGAGTACACACCCGGCATCGGGGAGCCAGAGTGGTAGCTGTACGGTTGCACTTGGTTGAAGTACTTACCACCTTGCGCCTTCATGCGATCTTGACCGTTGAGGATGAGCTTGAACTCTTCGAGCGGACCAACAGCGCGCGTCGCAGAGACCGCACCATCTTCGCACACCGTGGATTCGGAGTAGCCTTCGCCGACAGCGACGAGCGGGGCACCAGTCGCGTACGTGACCGGGACGAACACGTTCGAGACGGCACCAGCAGCGCGCATGTCGGATTCGAGNACAACACCTTCTTGGGTCAAGTTGGAGGTGAAGTTCCACAAGGACGCGTTGGAGACGGAGCCGTTGTTAAATCCAAAGACCAATTCCTTTACGGGGTGGTTGAAGCTAAGACGCACTTGCTTCGTGTTGCCAGCTTCAACGGTGTCAACGCCAGTGTGTTGCACTTGTTCAATGAGGTATTCGTGCGACTTTTGCGCAAAGCGACGGCGTTCTTCCGTGTCCAAGAAGTGATAGTTGGCCCAGCACTTGAAAGTGGAGCCATCGGTGTAGTGGGAGAACTCGGAAGACAAATCGACGTCGATGCGGGCTTCGTGGTATTGCAAACTGATCAACGGGAGCGAAAGACCCGGGTGACGGTTAAACCAGAAGATGAGCGGCAAGTAGATGGCACCGTTTTGGGTGTTGGATGTCATCTTGGCGTAGTCAGCCTTCTTGGCTTCGGTGTGGTAGAGGTTGTCGTACAAACGCCACCACTTTTGGAAGTGGCGGTCGATGCGCTGACCACCGATGGAGATTTCGATGTCCTTGACGGCACGTTCCGCGGCGAAGATGGCAGAAGCACCCTTCGTGGAGGAGCTAAGACCAGACTTGGCCTTCATTTCAAGGTACATTTCTTGGACCAAATCACCATTGCGGGCGATCGTGATCGAGACACGACCATTGTCAGCAGCAGTACCGTTGACAGTTTGCTCGATGACTTCAGAAGCGAAGTTGCTGTGACGCTTGTAGACGGCTTGGAAGAAAGTAACCTTCGGGTTCGCAGTCAAGTAGATATCCTGAGATCCGTACGCGACGAGCTGCATAAGACCGCCGGCCATTGTGAGAGTGTTTTGTACTATAGGCAGAGAAAATAATTTTGCCCTGGTGATGCGGTAAAAGGCGCATCATCTTTTCTCCTGCTACAGCATACTCTCATGACGACCCAGAAGACCCTTGAAGAAGGTGAAATTGCCCCGCACCCGCCTGCTGAAGAGGAGGAGGAGGAGGAGGAGGACTACTCCACNGAGGAGGAAGAAGAACTTACCACCATCGATGACGAGGACGAGGACGACATTGTTTTTGATGAGGACGACATGATGGATGTTGGCCTGAACGGCACTGAAGAACTTTTGTCCGCGGTCCTCGCAACACCAGACGGGGACACGGTGTGCAGCGCCCTGGTGCACATCGGTGCCCAACTTGAGATGCAAAATAAAATCCTCATTAAGATTTTGAGCAAACTCACTTAAAAATTCTCCGCATTATTTATTCAGACCATATACCATGACAACCCATTATATAGAGAGGGAACCCGACACTCATGCTTCTGAGATGGAACAACTGAGAAATCAGGTGTTGACGCTCACGAGTGAACAAATCCTCCGCATCCTTGGGCTGATGGAAGAAAACTGGTACCTCGTATCGGCACAGAGCGACATTCACAAGTGTGTTCGCCTGGGATACGACCAATTTTTCGATCCGTCCGAAAGAGAGGGAGGGTTTCCTAAAAGCGTTGATATTAAAGCGATTGATGGTAAAAGAGAGAGGGAAATTCGTGTCCTGAAGAATATTGGTTCGCGCGTAAAGGCTTTAGATATGGCAGATTATGTGGAAAGTGATGATATAAATCTCACCACATCAGAAAGGGTGTGTCGTCTAATTAAACAGGTGTCTGAAGCGTTTAAAAATGTTAGGCTTCACATGAACACATTACAGAGAATTACCAACCCCCGACAAGCCCCTGATAAAATGAATGCGGACCCTGAGTATTTCGACGCCACCCCTATGGATGAGACACGTCTGGGAGAGATGACCCCATTTCAAAGAGCTATCGTGGCCTGTCTCGATGAAACCTATAAAAAGCAGATGCGTCGGTATAAAGGGGAGTGCTATGTCCAACGCATCTCTGAAGGGTCGTACACACGTTCGTGGAAAAAGGTGTGTACTATTCCAGAATTTGTCTATGAACTCGCAGAAAAAGAGGTGAACTTTGATGTGTGGAAAGATTTGACGTCTCGTGGGAACACGGCCCGAGAAGTTATCAATCACCTTTCCAACTGTATTGATAGTCAGTTTCCTGAGATAACTAAGGACAGGCACGTTTGGAGTTTTAAAAATGGAGTCTTCGTTGGGAAAGAGTGGCAGCCAAAGGAAGGACGGTACACGTGTCGTTTCTACCCCTATGAGTCCAAAGAGTTCAAGTGTTTGGACCCAACCCTTGTGTCGTGTAAATTCTTTGACCAGTTTTTTGATGATTACAGCTATGTAGATGACTGGTGGGACATCCCAACACCACACATGCAGTGTGTTCTTGACTACCAGAGATTTGATGAAGATGTGGCGCGCTGGGCGTATGTCATGGGTGGTCGCTTGTGTTTTGATGTGGGTGAGTTGGACGGTTGGCAGGTCATCCCCTTTTTCAAAGGTATAGCGCGTTCGGGGAAATCTACAATAATTACGAAGGTGTTTCGTAAATTTTACGAAAGTAATGATGTACGAACTCTTTCGAATAATATTGAAAAGAAGTTTGGTCTGTCATCCATCTATGATGCATTTATGTTTATCGCCCCAGAGGTGAAAGGGGACCTGTCCCTGGAACAAGCCGAGTTCCAGTCGCTGGTTTCAGGCGAAGATGTTTCCATCGCCGTCAAACATCAGAACGCGGTGAGCACCCAGTGGACCACCCCAGGATGTCTGGGTGGGAACGAGGTCCCGTCGTGGAAAGACAACTCTGGGTCCGTTCTTCGTCGCATCCTCCCATGGAACTTTAAAAGACAGGTTCAAGATGCAGACCCCCATCTTGACCAGAAACTTGAGATGGAACTCCCAGCCATCCTATTAAAGTGTATCAGAGCCTATCTCGACTATGCCAGTAAATTTTCAGACAAAGACATCTGGAATGTTGTCCCAGAGTATTTCAAATCTGTCCAAAAGGAAGTCGCGAAGATGACCTCAACAATTCATCACTTTCTGGAGGACAGCAGTGTGGAATTTGGAAAAGACTTGTACATTCCTCAAAGTGTCTTCTTGGCTGCGTTTAATCAGCATTGCGCCATGAATAACCTTGGGAAACCCAAGTTTAACGAGGACAGCTACGCGGGTGCGTTTTCTCAGAGGGACATCACGGTGTCAACCGAGTCACTCACCTACAGAGGTCGTATGTACAACAACCAAAAGTTTATTCGCGGAGTAGATGTCATTCAGGAAGAAGCTGTTTTTGAATAAAATATCTCACATTATATTAATGAGCCAAAATCGTCTCAGAGAATTCGTGAACAATTCTGGTGTACAGGTGCAACGAGGAAATGGCAACAACAGCGGTTCCAACTACAGCGTCAGCAGCTTCGGTTCCAACAACAACAACAACGTTAACAATAGAGCCGCAAAATCCAACTCAGAAAGCAACGCCATTGTTGGAAACGACAACAATAGAGCCGCAAATTTCAACTTAGAAAGCATAAATTATAACGCCATTGTTGGAAACACTCCTCTCAGGTTCACGCCACTGAAATACACAAACTTTAACGCAACAATCAAATACTCTGCCATACCAAATAATTCCAAGAATGTCTTACAATTCGTGAAAAATACGAAACCGCGCAATGGTGACTTTGTTGAAAAAATCTCTGCAATCCATGGTCGAATGCAAAGAGGTGCGTGGCACACGCGTCAACATGGGTTTAAATTACAAATGAATGCAAACACTGCAAACAATATTAAGTGGCATGCTATTATATTTGAGCTCATTCATAAAAATGATGGGGGAAAGGTGGTGGTGACATTTTATAAAGATAGCATTCAAATGAATGGATCCATGACTGTTGACCCATTAAATATTGCCAAGTATATTGTGAAAACATATTTTAAGAAAGACCCCGAATTTGTAAATGATATAGAATACTATAAAATTGATGCAAGTTTTGCATTTAACGCTACATTTACAGTAAGTAACGTGCTCCGATTTCTCGCAAGTAAAGGCATTTACCCCTTCTATAGCGAAAATAGGCCATTTGAAATAAAAGATATCAAATACAAAGATATTGAAATAAATACCATCGTAAACTCTGGATTCGTGCGTTTACACAACGCAAAATCTAAGAATCAAATGGAACGAATGTACGCGTTGGCGAAAGAATTCATACAGATTTTGAATAATAACAATTTATTGACTATTACAAATTCTGCACCACAAAATAAAAGGAAGAGGAAAAGAAGTAACGCCAACGTCACCACGCCAGAAAAAATAAGGCAGGCGCGAGTCCCCAGAGCCTCAGGTGCCATCCCAGTCCTTACTCGTTCGCGTAACAGTAGCCAGATACTTGTGAACGGTCTTGTGTGTAATGACTTGAAAATTGATTATATTAAAGAGTTATCTAAAAGATTGGGTGTTAAGGGTGAAAAGGGGTGGAAAAAGGAAGACTACTGTAAAGCTATGTATAAAAAGGCAAAAAATTTAGAAAATGAAAAAGTTCAGAACGTACAAAACATTGGTAAAAGTAACAGAATGGTTACAAATTATTTATACAAAGAAAAGGGTGTCAATAACGACAGCATTCGTACTATTGTAGGCAACCGAGGAATTCAATATGTGAGAACGAGTAAACTAATTAAATACGACCGACGGGGTATTCCGACTAAAACCTCTGTTACAAAAGTGGCCAATGTAGTTAATGCAGCGCAAACTGAATTGAACCGTTTCAGAAACATAAATGCGAACACGCGAAAGATTATTTTAAATAAAGTGAAAAATGTAAAAAATACTACCAAAGCTGTCACGAATATGGTACGACAGCATGTACGACGTGTTCAAATTCGTGGTCTCACCACCAAACTAACCGCCAATGAAAAGAATAAAATTTATGAAGACTTGAAAAATAAAAGAAATGTCAACGTGAACTCATATGCAAGAAAGTACAAATTAATTAAAAACTACAACACAACAAACAATGTCAAAAACAAAGTCATCAACTGGATGAAGAATAAAACAAATGCACTTCCAACGAATGAAAACATCATGAATAAACTACGTTCATCCGAGAGATGATTTTAATCAATGTAGTGTGATGCGCAAAATCATAGTCTGGAAATCTTTCTTTAATCGCATTGGAACGTTCAATCGCGTGTGATGGATTTGTTTCACTCAGAAGGGCTTCCTCCATTTCAAGGTATGCTCTGATGGTCTCGGCGTCTTCACCATTGTCAACCATTTGTTTATAGACATCTTGGGAGACCTCGTGTTTCAAAGGTTTCTCTTTGGTCGTCAGGGCAATATATAAAACAATAGCTGTGAGAATGTAAAACCACATTATTTACTATGAACTGATATTTTTTCTCAACTCATAGTAAATGAACAACAAGTACCCGAAGAACGTGAAGGAGGCGATGAAAATGCTCAGGCGCGAAAACAATGCCGTCAAGAAGCACAATGAACAAGTGTACAAGAACAAGGTGAAGGCGGTGCGAAAAATCTATGAAAACATGGAGTTTGAAAATGCGAAACCCAGTGGTAAGCCGAACAAGGGGAACACAAAGGTGAAAAAGATGGCTCGTAATTACAACAAAAAAGTTACGAAATAATTTTTAATATATCGTTGACTTTCCACAAAATATTAAAGTATTCTTCCTGACAGGAGACACTGGCAGGGTCTACAATTTCCAATTCAATCTGGTAGTGATTTGGGTCTTCCGCGTCTTTATCCACCACATCACCACTAGAAATGGTCATGTCAATAGATAGATTTTTACGAATAAAACTTTGTCGTCTCTTCGTGCGTTTCCTGTCCATCTCGTATTCCCCAGACACTGGGAGTTCCTTTGAAATGCTAAAACGCAAATCCAGGGGAGCCCCTTGGTGTTGGAAATCCTCTCTCACCAACGACTGTTTCTGTATCATGTGCTGCTCCCCAGTGTCATCGTCCACCGACAGACGCACCCCCGCGGCGTCGTGGTAAAAGACATCACACGTGGACGTCCGAATATCTTCCCACCCCTTGTACCCTTGCAAAGCCACGAGAACTTTGTCAAATACCACCTTTCCCACGTTTGTATCAAAAAACTGACCGTTAAACTTTCCCAGGCGCAATTCAACCTCTATGTGGTCGGCATCATTGTGCACATCAAAGAGTGGCAGCGTTTTGTCTACAATTTGCTTGATATTCATAGTCATTAAATAAACGTGCACAATCTTTAATAAAGATAAAAATACATATGTAGGTATATGAGGGGTCTCCATAACATTGGAAACACGTGCTACTTTAACACGTCTCTCCAATGTTTATTACAAATACCACCTGTGTCGAACCATTTTATAAAACATGGATATTCTGGACCGTGTGGGTTCACCAAGGTGTACGCTGAACTCGTACGTCGTTTCTGGAAACTTGAAGAGAAGAGGACCCCTCTCGATGTTCGCACCTTACTCGTGGAGTTTCAGCGTCACTTCCCTCGTTTCGTACTGGGTCAACCCCACGATGTTCAGGAGGCGGTCCTCTGTATCATAGACATCTTGGAACGTTCTGTCCCAGAGTTGAAGACATTGTTCTATGGTAAAAAACGACAAGAGACTGTGTATCCAGGGGGGAAGAAGGAACACGAAGAAGATTTCAGCGTGCACCTCATGTGTTCAAACAGTGACAACATACAAACAATGTTTGAAGAGAGCACGCAATGGAACACCCTCACCGACTACACCGATGATACAGGGAAAATGCACAACATTGCGACGACGCGAAATGTGTTCAGTGTCATGCCACAGGTGTTCATGGTGAGTTTTGATAAAAAAAGTTTCATCACCGTTGCCGAATACATTGAAATCGGACACATCAAGTACCGTCTTCTGGCTGCCGCCGCACACGCGGGTATTCAATGGCATGGACACTACGTCGCATTCACACGACACAAAGACAAATGGTACTACAAGAATGATGATTTTGTTGAGGAAACGACTCTTCCCAAACAGGGTGGTTTTTATTTTATGGTGTATAAAGTTTTAGACTCCATGTAATAGTAGTAATGGTAAAACCTTTCCTTAAATGGGTTGGTGGAAAAACTCAAATTATTGATGACGTGCTCGCCACCTTTCCTCGTGACATAAAAACATACCACGAACCCTTCGTCGGTGGTGGCTCCGTCCTTCTCGCCGTGCTCACCAGCGATGACATCAAGGTGGAACGGGTGTGTGCGAGCGACAACAATCCCCACCTGGTTGCGTTTTATAAACACATACAGGAGGACCCTCAACGACTACACACAGTTGTGGATGAATTGTTTCGCGCCTATGACCAGAGTCCAACAAAGGAGGCATTTTACTACGAGCAGCGCGAACATTACAGACAGCTGCCCTCGTGTGTGGAGAAGAGTGCCCTCCTGTTATTCCTAAACAAGACATGTTTCCGAGGATTGTACAGAGAAGGTCCATCTGGTTTTAACGTTCCCTATGGCCACTATAAGAAAACCCCCAACTGGCCAACGCTTGAAGAGTTTACCCAAATGCAAAAACTCCTGGAACCCGTGGAG